GTTGCGATGGAGATAGATGGCGGGTCCTTTGAGAGCCACTTTGGTGTTCCCGTTCTTCGGCTGGAACACTCCGTTTATCGCATGTTGTGCCGTGATCCACGGTTAGCAGAACTTCTCGGGTGGCAAGAGAAGTTCTGGGGGATCGGCCATGGCGTTAAGTATTTTGTGGAGGGCGTTCGCGCTTCAGGCGATTTCAACACCGGCCTGGGTAACACTTTGGTGATGTGTTGCTTGGTGTTGGCTTCGGCTAAAGTGCTGGGACTGAGGTTCGATTTTCTCGCGGACGGCGACAACGCAGTGTTGTTTGTCCGGCGGACCGAGGTGGATGCCTGGCGCAAGGTGCTTCCGGAGTGTTTCTTGGAGATGGGGTTCCAAGTGACTCTAGAGGATCCTGTTGGTGAGTTGGAGGAAGTTGTTTTTGGGCAGTCCAAACCCTGTTTCGTTAACGGGCGCTGGACCATGATCCGTGATCCTTTTAAGATTTTATCTCACGGAGCATGCGGCTTTCAGCACTACGCAGACATGCGTGGTGGTATAAGGGTACTGAAATCCGTTGCCTACTGCGAGGCAGTTCTTTCCTCTGGTGTTCCTGTCTTGCAGGAATACGCCCATGCGCTACTCAAGGCGACGTCCCACGTGGGTTTTACCCGCGCTGTCTTGGACGACTTTGAGTATAAGCGAGTGCTTGCCCGAGGCATTCGTTGGTCCGAAGCTGTTAGGAGACCCATAACAGCAGAGGCACGCGCTGGTTTTGAGAAGTCTTGGGGGGTCTCGGCGGAGGCTCAGGTGTCTATGGAGAAACAGTTGAGGAAGGGGTTCTCTGTCCCGGAGAGTTGGGGTGACGTCCAGCTTGAAACGGAAATGCCCGACGGCAGAGATCACTGGACTCTTGTTTCTCATAGACACGGCCATTTCGGTGGCTGAGGGAGGGCGACATCTCGTGATGGGCGGGGGGGCCAAGAGGTACATCTGGTGAAAGAGGCGCCGGCCAACTACATGGTTGTATTAGCGGCATGCCCACAGATCCTGGCACCCGAGGGAGTAGGGGGAAGCTAACCGGTGTGTGTGTAATCCTTATGGACGTTTGCTATCAGAGGTTTTTCGGGGCCGACTGGTTTCGTGCCGGGCTGTCCGACCTTGAGAAGGGCGTTTGGTAGTAGGAGGCGTAAGCCAGTTTCCATCAATCTGCTCAGACTCTCAGCACCGAAAGGCGTAAGACTGATGAATCTGGCTGCCCCTTGTGGGCGGTGGAGGGGGGGACCCCTGGCAGTGTAAGTTTGGTGGTCTGCGGGCGACAACCCTTACGAAACCACTCCTGAAGCACGGGTTCGATCCCCGCGTTGTACTCCGTTTGGATGAGGCCGTTTATCCGTGGATTTGTGCGTACCCCAAAACTCTGGGCGGCGGGTTTTTACCGTCAGCCCCTTCCGGCCGGAACGTGACAACCATGCAGTGTCGTCACTCGCTTGCGAGCTCCCACCTCTCCTTATCGTACTCGGGGATAGGTGGCTGATAGAGTACAGGCAGCGGTGCCAGAAACCGCCGT